CACGGGTTTAAAGTTGTTAAGAAGGACAACTCGGCATCCGCTCCAGTCCAGTTTGTGGTATTAATTTTAATTGGGCGTCGGAAAAAATCACCCAATTCGGTCATTGGTTGTATGGAGCAAATCAAACCATTTTGGCTGCCCTTTTCATACTCTTTCTTGACGATACCAGCATCATCAACGAAAACTAAATTTTGTTGTAAGTCTCCAGTACTCACAGGGGTTGACTTATTTAAGGAAGAGTCACTACCTATCATTGTATTATCCATATCTGAATTATTAAACTCATAAGAGCGTGCCACGTTGTCAGAGGAATGGTCGTTATCCTCAGCATTATTAGTAATGAACTCTCGTCGATAAGCTCGACGAGTAGCTATTTTGTCCCACATTTCTGTGTAAGACAAATAATTGTAATAAGGATACACTTCCTTAATCTTTTTGTGTATTTTTCCACCAAAACTATTATACACACTCTCTCCATGATGAGCTAAAAACTCTAAAGCATTAGTAACACATTCTATTGTATGCTCCAATGGTGTCATGGCTTTACTATCAACATAAAAATTTAAGACTTTATATATAGTGTCCATTTCAATTGGACTCGTCATAATGCCATATTTTTTATACGGATAATCTTCATATGTGAACTTTCTTTTTAAAAAGTCACACCTATCAATGTGGGTTAATCTCTCTGGGTCAGGACCACTTTTATCATTACCAGTATAGATTATTCCACAATCACCGAGTCGATTCTTAATTATGTCAAATCCAAATCCATCCTTCTTGATACCCATAATATGGTCATCCCCCATAGTATATAAGCAAACGTTTTCTCTGAAAGTTTGAACTTCTCCAAACTCATGTAACCAAGCTAAACGTATGTACATAGAAACTACTATGGAATTTATTGTTGTAGTTAGAAAGTGACCAGATGGTTCACCACAACTAAGCATAAATAAGGTTCCATACATACTGTACACTGGGTCGGAAATAGCATCTATAACTAAGTCTAATATTCTCAATTCACGGGCATCATAATTACCCGATAAGACACAAATCTTTCTCAGTATACCGAAAGCTAAACGTATCGCACCTTTATGGATGTTTTTATCGAATTTACTAAAATCTCCCGCAACTATTCGTTCTGGGCCGAATTGTGTTAATTCATTATATAATTCACCCCATTCCGGTGATTCGACATTCAAACCTTGAACAGTCTCAAACTTCATGCGATTCAGCATAATCATTCGACA